TTCGGTCAGCAATTATTTAATGGCGGAAAATTTGTAACCATAACAGAGGGTGAGGTTGACGCAATGTCAGTCTATCAGATGTTAGGTTCAAAATATCCAGTAGTTTCTATTAAGAATGGAGTTGCTTCCGCATTAAAAGATATCAAACATAGCTATACTTGGCTTGATAAGTTCGACAATATCGTACTTAATTTTGATAATGATGATGTGGGTAGAGAAGCTTCGCAGAAAGTTGCGGAGTTATTTCAACCCGGGAAAGTTAAGATAGTAAAACTTTCTGAAAGTTACAAAGACGCAAATGATTTGTTGCGTTCTAAGAAGTATGAAGAGTATGTAAAAGCTTGGTGGAATGCACCAGTACATGCACCAGATGGTATCATTGAAGGTAGTCAATTACTTTCTGAGGTACTAGAACCAATCGTAAAATCCAGAATAGATTATGGATGGAAAGGTTTAGATGAGTTAACTTATGGTATTCGTAGCGGTGAGTTAGTTACTATTACTGCGGGGACTGGACTTGGAAAAACATCAGTCATCAAAGAGTTAGTATATCATATCTTTAAAAGTACAGAGAGTAACATTGGTATGATTATGTTAGAGGAAAGTCCTAAGATAACTGCATTAGATATCATGGGAACAGAAGCTAACTTACCTTTACGAAGACCCGATATTAATTTATCAGATGAAGATAAAACAAACTACTTCAATAAGACAATAGGTACTGGTAGATTTTATTTCTACAATCACTTCGGTAGTAATTCAGTAGATAATATTATTGCTAGAGTTAGATACATGGCAAAAGCTTTGGACTGTAAGTTCATAGTACTTGACCATATAAGTATGATTGTATCTTCTCAAGAGATAGGTGATGAAAGAAAAGCACTTGATGAAATTATGACTAAGCTTAGAACACTTGTTCAAGAAACAGATGTTGCTTTAATAATTGTATCTCATTTAAAAAGACCAGATGGTAAAGGACATGAAGAGGGAGCAGTCACTTCACTTGCTCAACTTAGAGGGTCGGGTTCAATTGCTCAACTATCAGACATGGTTCTTGGATTAGAGAGAGATAGTCAGAGTGATGATATTGCTACAAGAAATACTACATGCTTAAGAGTTCTTAAGAATAGATTTGTAGGTATGACTGGTCCTGCTACATATTTATATTGGGACAAAGATACTGGTAGATTGAATGAGGTTGAAAAACCTAGTGGCAATGAGACAGAAGAAGATAAATTTTAAATGGAAGGAATAAAAAAGTGGGCGATAGAAAACTATTTTTGGATATCGAGACAACCGAAATTGTTAATGGTCATGGATTACCTAACAAGATTTTTTGCTTGGTTACTATTTGTGACAAGGGCAATATTGTATGTTATGCTCCGAATGATTTACATAAATTTCAGAATGATGCGAAGAATTATCAAGAGTTTATTGGACACAACATCATAGGATTTGATGCTCCAGTTATTAAAAAAGTTCTTGGTGTAGATTTATTTAAGATAGGTAAGGTAACTGATACACTTATACTATCACGATTGTTTAAACCAGTAAGAGAAGGTGGACATTCATTAAGAGCATATGGAATTAAGTTTGGATATAACAAGATAGACTTCAAAGATTTCTCTGAGTTCTCTTTAGAAATGTTAGAGTATTGTATTCGTGATGTTAAACTTACAAGAAAAGTTTATGACTTATTACTAAGACAAGGCAGAGGGTTCTCTGAAAAATCTATTGAGTTAGAACATGATGTCTCAAAGATAATAGAGAAACAAGTACAGACTGGTTTTCTTTTTGATAATGAGAAAGCACATATACTACTTGCTAATCTTCAAAATAAAATTGATGAAGTACAAAGTAAAGTTAGAGAAACTTTTCCTCCACTTAAGATTGAGGAAACTTTTATACCTAAGTCAAACAATAAATCAAGAGGGTATGTAAAGGGACAACCATTTATTAAAGTCAAGTATCAAGAATTTAATCTTGGTTCAAGACAACAGATAGGTGAACGACTTATGAAACTAGGTTGGAAACCTAAAAAGAAAACTGATAAAGGACATGTAATTGTAGATGAAAAAGTTTTATCAGAGATTAAAAACATTCCCGAAGCGGAATTGATAAACGAATTCCTTCTACTGCAAAAGAGAATTGCAATGATTAATTCTTGGATTGAAGCGGTAGCAGAGGATAGGAGAGTACATGGAAGAGTTATTACCAATGGTGCAATAACTTCGAGAATGAGTCACCAGTCGCCCAACATGGCTCAAATCCCTGCTGTGTACTCTCCATATGGAAAAGAATGCAGGGAATTATGGACAGTACCAAGCGGATATAAACTAGTGGGAATAGACGCAAGTGGACTTGAGTTAAGAATATTATCCCACTATATGAACAACAAGGAGTATATAAATGAAGTCATTAATGGAGATATACACACTACAAATCAAACTCTTGCAGGGTTGGAAAGCAGAGATACTGCAAAAACATTTATCTATGCGTTCATTTATGGAGCAGGTAACAAAAAACTCGGAAGTATCTGTGGAAGGAATGAAAGCTATGGAAAGCAGATTAAAGAAAGATTTCTTGAGTCTTTACCAAGTCTTAAGAGGTTGCGAGATAGAGTGGACCTCGCTTGTGGAAAAGGATACCTCAAAGCAATCGACCAAAGAAACCTCATCATCAGACAAAAACATTCAGCAGTCAACACCCTCATCCAAGGAGCAGGGGCAATAGCAATGAAGAAAGCATTAGTATTATTAGACAAAGAGATAGAGAAAAATAATATTGATGCATTGCCAGTCGCTAATGTACATGATGAATTTCAATATCAAGTAAAAGAAAATCAAGCAGATAAACTAGGACAACTTGCAGTACAATGTATTACCAATGCGGGTAAAGAATTGAATATAAGATGTCCATTAACAGGGGAGTATAAAATTGGAAACAACTGGAAAGAAACACACTAAAACTTTAGATACTCTTATCCCAGATATTAATAAATTATTAACTGGGTTAGCGGAAGGCAAACAATTAAAAGTATCAGAAGATAAATTAAATAAATTTTTATCTAACATTAAAGACGCAATGATTGATTGGAGTAATCCAGTTAAGCAAGACAAAAGTCATTTGCGTATGTCAATAGTTGGAAGACCAACAAGACAGTTATGGTATGATAAAAATCAACCAAAGAAAAAAGCTAAAGCAGACCCATCATTACAATTAAAATTTTTGTATGGACATTTACTAGAACATTTAGTTTTATTTCTTACTGATTTAGCAGGACATGAAGTGACAGACCAACAAAAGAAAGTCAATGTCGAAGGTATAGTAGGACATATGGATAGTAAGATTGATGGTGAAGTTATAGATGTTAAGACTGCATCAGCTTATTCATTTAAGAAATTTGAGAATGGTACATTAGAAGAGGATGACCCCTTCGGATACATTGCTCAGTTATCTGGATATGAAGCTAATGAAAATTCTAACAAGGGAGGATTTCTTGCAATCAATAAATCAACTGGACAACTTGCTTTATATAGACCAGATGATTTAGCTAAACCTAATATTAAATCTTTGATTAAAGATGTTAAAGAAAAGTTAGAGTCAGATGACTTACCACCTAAGTGTTATGATTCAGTACCACATGAGAAAGCAGGTAACATGAAACTTCCTGCGGGTTGTGTATTCTGTTCACACAAAGTTGAATGTCATAAAGATACTAATGAAGGTAAAGGACTACGAGCATTTAAGTATGCAAGTGGTAATGTTTATTTTACAAAGGTTGTTAAAGAACCTAAAGTTGACGAGGTGAAGATAATAGAACAATAATTTTATGTTGAAACACAAGCACTTACTTGTAAGAGCAGAAGTATTAGAACCACCAAAAGATTTAAAGACAACTAGAATATGGTTAAAGAAATTAATAAACGATATAGATATGAAGATACTTGGTGGTCCATATCTAAAGTATTGTGACAACATAGGCAACAGAGGATTAACTGCAGTTACTATTATAGAAACTTCTCATATAGCAATGCATGTTTGGGATGAAGACAACCCTGCGTTAGTTCAACTTGATGTTTATTCTTGTAAAGATTTGGATGAAGAGATTGTATTTTCTTATCTTTATAAGTTCAAACCAGTACGAATGAGTTATAGATACTTTGATAGAGAAACAAATTTTAAATTAATAAAGGTACAAAATGAATACAAAACAAGTAAAAAAAATTAGACGAAGAGCAAAGACTATCATGGTAGAATGGTTGCATTCTTTACTACCAGAACACGAAAAGAAACTGATTAACGAAAAGAATGTGCTAGACTTAGCACCTAAACAAACTCACTATGTATTTCAAAATCAAGTGCGACTATCTGCGTGGTCGTATAAGTGGATAATAAAGAAGCTTAAACGAAATCCGGACTTGACATTTAAGCAACTTGATGCTATAATAAAGGGTACTGAAAATATTCCAAGTGGTATCAAGAGATGGTAAAATACAGGAGCAAATTTGAAAAAGATGTTATTACAAACTTACCTAAAAAAATTAAGTTCTTCTATGAGTATAAGAGACTAAGCTATGTTCAACCGGCTATTCTTCGTTCTTATCTTCCCGACTTGTATTTTCCTAATACTAATATCTTTGTTGAGTTAAAAGGTAGATTTACTATTTCAGACAGAAAGAAACATTTGTATCTAAAAAGTACAGGTGATTACGATATTCGTTTTTGTTTTCAAAACTCTAGGGTTAAGATAAACAAAAACTCTAAGACTACTTATGCCGACTGGTGTAAGAAATATAAAATAAAATTTTGTGACAAGGAGATACCGAAAGGATGGATGACAAAATGATGGAGAGTGGAAAAGCATACATAGTATTTACACCT